CGGTTGCAGGCACGAAACGCGACTTTACCGAAGACCTGTTCAAGGATGCTGTATTGCAGGCATACACGAACGGCGGCGACGTGCGTTTTGCGATCATGGCGCCGTATCTTAAACAGGTGGCGTCAGGCTTTGATGGCAACGTTGTACGCGAGCAGGAAATTGACAGTTCGCGCGCGACGCTCAATACGGCCTATACGTTTTACGGCTCGGACTTCGGCAATATTGAAATGGTTCCCGACCGGGTAATGGCAAACGGCATTGACAACAATGTCTACGGCATTGATCCCGATTACTGGGCGATTGCGACGCTGCGCGGATTCGAGACCGACCAGCTAGCAAAGACGGGGGATAACACCAGCTATGAAATGGTCACAGAGCTAACGCTGGAAGCGCGCGAAGAACGCAGTTCGTTCGCCGTGCGCGACCTCAACGCAACCGCGCCCGCCGCGTAAATGGAAAGAACCCCCGCAAGGGGGTTTTTTTTCGCCATGACCACACAGAACCGCGTGCTATGGGACGACGAGTTAGGCGTGATTGTCGAGCATACCGAATGGTTTCCCGGCCTGCTCGATGCCGTCAAGTATCTGCACAACACGCGCCAGTTTGGGCATAAGGATATGCCCGTGCTCGCGCATGTTCCCGGCGTCGTGATTGAAGACTGGTGCCAGAAACAGCGCGTCAGTTTTGACGAATTCACGCGCAGCGACGAGCTACGCAAACGCTTTCTGAACGATCCCGACAATTCGCTGTTCCGCGTATGGAAGGGCAGAGCATGAGCATTAGAAACTACGGCGAGCTACAGACGAGTATTGCGGGCTGGCTCAAGCGGACCAACCTGACCGACCGCATACCCGACTTTATCGCGCTGGCCGAAGCGGGGTTAAACCGCGATTTGCGCGTGCGCCAGATGACCGCCGTTTATATGCGGACAACCGACCAGAACGTTATCAGCCTGCCTGACGATTATCTCGACGCGGAAAAACTCGAACTGAACGGCGCGACGCTCACTTACTCGCCGCGATGGACGGCGAGCACAGGCGACCTGGGCGACTCGCGCGAGGTCTATTACACCATGGTCGCAAACAGCGTCTGGGTCATGGCGCGCGTTGAGCGAGGGTCGGTTTTCCGGCTCTACTATTACCAGCGCCTCACGCCGCTATCAGACATTGACCCGCAGAACTGGCTGATTGAAGACGCGCCCGACGCCTACCTGTACGGCGCATTGATGCAGGCCGAACCGTACCTGAAAAATGATGCCCGCGTGCAGATTTGGGGCACCCAGTACGGCGCGATTATCGACAAGATGAACACGGGCGCCGCGCGTTCGCGTTCGTCGGGCTCGGCACTCGTTGCGCGCGCAAGCTAGTCATGGCTGGCACTTACGTTGCCCTGCTGGGGCTGTCGCCCGACATTGACCCGACCACGCCCGGCGCGATCACGGCATGCGAAATGATGGTGCCGACCCTGACCGGCATGAAGGGCGCGGCGAACCCCGTCCCGGCGCAGATGCCCGCGCTCGGCGCCGAAGTGACAGGCGCGGCGACCGTCGTTTTACTCACGGGCACGTCGCGCGCATTCGCAGGCACGCCGACGCAGTTATGGGAAGCGGGTAGCACGACCTGGACGGACGTAACGCGCCAGGCCGCCGCCGCCGACATGCGCAACGCGGCCAATCCGCTCGACGCCTGTATGGCCAGCATGGCGAGCGACAAGGCCACCGCCGCCGACAAGCCCTATACCGGCACCGACGCGAACGTCTGGCGGTTTGCCCAGATGGGCAACGCGACGTTAGCGGTTAATGGCGCCGACCCGATCCAGCAGAGCATAACGGCGGGGCCGTTTGGCGACATACCGGGCGCCCCCATTGCCAGCCTGCTCGATGTCACCCAGGGCTTTGTATTCGTTGCCAACGTGACCGACGCGACATACGGCGAGCGGCCCGACGGCTGGTGGTGCAGTGCGCTGTATAACCAGGCCGACTGGGTGCCCGACATTGCGACGCAGTGCGCGACCGCCCGCCTGATTGACACGCCCGGCGAGAATACCGCGTGCCGTGCGCTGGGCTCCAATATCGTTATCTACAAGGGCACGTCGTTCTATTACGGCACGTACCAGGGGCCGCCGCTTATCTGGGCGTTTACCGTTGTCTCAAACGAGATTGGCGCACCGACCCAGGAAGCCGTTGTATCCATCGGCACCGCGCACGTTTTCCTGGGCAACGATAATTTCTATGTGTACGACGGCACGCGCCCGCAGCCTATCGGCGACCAGTTGAAAGAATGGTTTTTCGCCGACCGTAACCCGGCGATGGACTACAGCATGCGCAGCATGCACGACCAGCGTAACAGCCTGGTTTACTGGTTCTATGTCTCGATGGATTCGCCCGACGGCGTGACGATAGATAGCGGCATTGTGTACAACTATCGCGCCAACAAGTGGGGGCATGTTGCCTATGCACTTGAGGCGACCTTTGAGCACATTGTCGGCCAGATGACCTGGGACGACCTGGGCACGTATTACCCGACCTGGGACGACCTGCCCGCCGTTTCGTACAACTCGCCGTTCTGGGTCAACGCCGCGCGCGTGCCCTCGATCATTACGCCCGATCACACCGTGCAGACCCTCACCGGCCCGTCAGTGCAGAGCGCGTTACAGACCGGCGAATTCGGCGACGATGAAACCTATACCGACCTGCAATACGTTCGCCTGCGTTGCAGGACCGACCCGGCTAGCGCCGTCATGGGCGGTTTTCATCGCCAGTCACTCGGCAGCAGCGACTACACGACCACACAGAACACCATGCACGACGGCACGCAGTTTGATGTTGACGTGTCGGCGCGCTGGCATTCGGTCGCATTCGTGTTTAAAGGCGACGTTGAGGTAATGGGCTATGTGCCGACCGCCGTACCGGACGGGCTCCAATGAAAATCAACCAGCCCCAGCTACCTGCGCGCACGGGTAATGAAGACCTGGTACGCGCCCTGACGCTCTGCCTGCGCGACGTAATCAACCAGCTAAACGCCCTTTCCGATGGCTCACTCTCAGCCAGTACGACCGCGCAGAGCGTGGCGCCGACAACGGGCAGTTATGCCGTGGGCGACTTTATCCGCAATTCGAAGCCCACAGCGGGGGGCGTGTTTGGCTGGGTCTGCGTCAGGAGTGGCAACCCGGCAGCGTGGAAACCCGTTTCGATTGGAGCATAAGACCATGAGCGACACGCTAGACCTCAACCGCGCCCGCGTCGCGGTTCCCCTGTTCCGCGTGGTCGAGGCGGGCGACCTGCGCGACGCCTGGGCATTCGTGCGGCCTGCGCTCGACACGATGGACCGGCCCGACGGCTGGCTACCCGAAGACGTTTATCTGACGTTGCGAAGTAATGGCGCGACGCTTTACATGGTGTACGACGAAACCGGCGCAAAAGCCGGTTTTTTCATTCTGCGGCTAATCCAGGACTTCGACGGCCCGCGTCTGCACATATGGATTCTGTACGCGCGCGACGCCGATTTTGACGTGATGGCCGCGTTTGACAGTGACCTGCAAAACATTGCCCGGCTCGCGCACGCGAAGCGGATCACGTTCAGCACCAACCGGCCAGGGTGGCACAAGCTCGCGCCGCGTTACGACTTTACGCCGCGCGAAATCACCTATGAAAAAACCGTGCAGGGGGTGGCGTCATGAGCGGCGGCGGCAGCAGCGGCACGCAGACGACGACGCAGGAATTGCCGTCATGGGCGCAGCCTTACGCGCAACAGATTCTGCAACAGGGTAGCGACCTCTCACAGCAGGCGATCCCGCAATACACCGGGCAGACGGTTGCAGGACTGAGCGACGCGCAGAACCAGGCGTTGCAGATGATCCAGCAGCAGGCGACAACCGGCAGCAGTGCCGTCGATTCGGCGAACACGGCCATGACGGGCATTCTCAACGGGAGCAATAACGCGAGCTATACGCCGACCACGACCGCAGTCGGCACCAATCCCTACATTGGCCAGAATCCCTATCTGGCGCAACAGGTGCAGACCGCGCAGGGGCAGGCCGCGCAGAACTACGCGACCGGCACCGCCGCGCAGACCATGGCGCAGTTCCGCAACGCGGGCGCGTTCGGCGGCTCGGCGCAACAGCAGTACACCGACCAGCAGAACCAGCAGCTAGGCAACACGCTGGCCAATATTTCCTCGACCATGTACGGCAACGACTACGCGAACACGCAGAACCTCGCGCAGCAGAACATTGCATTGCAGAACAGCAGCGCGCAGAGCGACGCCAGCCGCAATGCACAGTACGGCCTCGCCACCAACCAGGCCAACAATCAGAGCATGATATCGGCGGCAGGGCTCGCGCCCTCGCTCGCGCAGGGGCAGTACACCGGCGCCCAGGCATTGCTCAACGCAGGCCAGCTACAGCAGACGCAAAACCAGAACGATTTAACGTCGCAATACCAGTCCTGGTATAACAACGCCATGCAGCCCTACCAGCAGTTAGGCGTATTGCAGAATGCGCTAAGTGGCGCGATGGGCGCGGGCGCGCAGGGCGTGACGACCAGCACCGGCAGCAGCGGCAGCGGTTCGGGCTGGACTAGCGCGCTGGGTGGCATTGGCGCGGGGCTCGGCGGCCTGCTCAGTCTTTTCTAGGGGCTGAAAATGGGATTGCTCGATTTTCTGCAAGGTGGCAACACCAAGCCGCTCGGCCAGGGACTGCTCGCCGCAGGGCTGGGCATGCTCGCCAACAATCGCGGCGGCGTCAGCACGGCGCAGGCGCTGGGGCAGGGCGGCCTGCTCGGCATGAATGCCTACGCCAACACGCAGCAGTCGCAGCTAGCGGCACAGGAAGCCGCGACGAAAGAAGCGTATACGCGCCAGCAGATGGCGCAGGCCGACGTAGAAACGCAGATGAAACAGCAGCAGTTTAACCAGTCACTGGCACAGCAACAGGCACTGAACGACGCGGGCAATTATCTGATAACCGGCCAGCTACCCGGCGCAGCGGCAGGCGCAGCGGCAGGCACGGCAGGCGCAGCACCAGCGGCAGGCGGCAACGTGCCCGGCATGCTGGCCAACCCGTTCCAGGCGCCGACCGGCTCGGCACTGGCGGGCGCGACCAGCGCGCCGACCGGCACCAGCGGCAGCAGTGGCACGGGCGGCCAGCCGAACGGCCAGACCATGCAGATAATCCAGATGGTGCAGGGCTTGCCCGACCAGTTGAAACCGACCGCGCTGGCACTGATTCGCGCGGGCGACCTTAAAGGGCTGGGCGACCTGCTCAAACCCAACCTGAAAGTCAACGAACGCAGCGGCGTCGTCGTGGATTTGAACACCGGGCAACCGGTTTCCTATACGCCGACTTTCCAGAACGGCGTACCGATGACGCTGGGCAAGGATGCAAGCGGCCAGCTAGGGTCGTCAATCCTGCCTGGCGGCCTCGAAAATCTCGCGCAGACCAAGAGCGTAGACAGCAGCTTTGCGCCCGCTACCATGATCGGCCCGAACAATACGACAGTCGCCACCAATCAGGGCTATCTGCTCGCGCACCCCGGCACGCAGACGGGACTGAGCCCGGTCGATACAGCTAACCAGCAGATGTACACGAAAAACTTTATCGACTCGGACTATAACCCGACCATCGCAGCAGGCCAGAACGCAGAGGGGCAGCTAGCGAACATTACCGCCCTGCGCAATCTGCCCCAGGGCGGCGGCGGCTGGGGGGCCGATGCCAAGGCGAAGGCCGCCGCCGTGGGGGGCTGGCTCGGCATTCCCGGCGCCGACGCGGTTGCCGCTAACCAGCAGATGTTTCAATCGGTCGCGGGCGCGCGGCTACAGCAGTTACTCGCGTCGCAGAAAGGCCCGCAGACCGAGAACGACGCCAAACGCGCGGCGGCCACGTTCGCGCAGTACAGCAACACGCCGCAGGCCAACGCGTTTATTTACGACATGGCGCAGGCTGTCGCCGAACAGCAGAAACTGCAACAGCAGTTCTACCAGAAGGGCATGAGCTACGCGCAGCAGCACAACCTGCCCACTTACCAGATTCCCGAACAGTGGGAACAGGTGCAACAGTCAGTCTGGGCGAATCCGGTCATGCAGAAATGGATTCCGAAAGACCCGAAGGGGCAGTAAATGGCGACCCCCGAACAGATTGCCGCATTCGCGCAGCAGTATGGGCCGCTGGTTGCCGACACCGCCGCGCGTTACCGGCTCAACCCGCAACAGATGCTGTCACAGATTGCGCTCGAAACCGGCTATGGAAAATCGGTCATACCCGGCACGAACAACCCCGGCAATCTGAAGCAGACAGGCGGGGGCGGCGTTGCCGCTATCGACAACGCGCTGGGCACGTCGGGCAATTATCAGCAGTTCCCGTCGATGGCCGCTGGCGTCGATGCCATGGGGTCATTGCTCGCGCGCAGGTATGGCGGCGGCTCGAACCTGTCGGGCTATGCCGAAGACCCGAACTATGCGGGCAAAATTTCGGGCGTTGGCCAGACGTTGCAGAAGTATGCTAGCAATGTGCTAGGCATGATGACGGGCAGCACGTCGGCGAACGCGGGCGAACTCACGCCCGCACAGCGCGCCTACGCGAGCGCGGCGAACGGCCCGACGCCCCCGCCGACCGCGAAGGGTGCGCAGGCCGCGCAGCAGCAGGCGGCGCCCCAGGGCGACCCGTGGGCGGCGTTCAAAAAGGATTACGGCGCACCGGCACCGGCCAGCAGCGGCGGCAGTGACGACAGCGGCCAGCCAGCGGCCAGCGCCGACCCGTGGGCGGGTCTGAAAAAAGACTACGGCGCCCCGCAGGACAGCGCGGGCGCCACGGCGCCAGCGGCCAGCACACCGGCCCCCGATATGTGGGCGGGCGTGCGCTCGAAATATTCCGACGCCGGAAAGACCCCCGCAGCGGCCGCAGCGGCCACCGCCCCGGCACCGGCAGCGGCCACCATGCCGACCTCGCCGACCGCACCGACCACAGCAACGACCACGCAGGGCGCACCAGATGACCCGCAGCGCGGTTTTCTGGGCGACCTGGGGCACCAGCTAGGGCTGACCGGTCGCATGGGCGTCACGGGCGTTTCTGCGTTGCCTAACTTCATTGGCGATACCGTCAACACCGGCATTAACGCGGCAACCGGCGCCGTCAACAAATTTCTGGGCACCAGCATACCGGCCCTTCAAACGCCGTCGAGCGCGACCCAGGAACTGATGAACCGGGCAGGCGTGGCGCAGCCGGAAAACGCAAAAGAAAGGGTCGTCCAGGACGTGGGGAGCGCGATGGTCGGCGCGGCCACCGGCAGCGCCGCAGGCAGCGCGCTAAAGGGGCTGGCCGCCGCACCGCAGTTCACGACCGCCGCAGGGCAGGCTGCGCCCTCACTGCTCGACTCGCTCGCGCAGCGCAGCGCCCCGGCGTTGCAGACGGTCGGCGACATGATGAGCGCGAAGACCGGCACGCAGATAGCGAGCGCGGCGGGTGGCGCAGCGGGTAGCAGCATCCCGCGCGAAGCGGGCATGAATGCGGGCTGGCAGATTGGCGGGGGTCTGCTTGGCTCACTGGTGGGCGCGGGCGGCGCAGGGCTTGCCGACAGCATGATTACCAGCCGTCAGGACGCGGCGCAGCGTGCGTTGCTGGCGGCCAACCCTGAATTCCAGCAGCAGCAGGCCGACGCGGCCATGCAGCGGATTACGGGCGGGTCGTCCGACTTGCCGCCGACCGCGCGCCGGGCGCTGGCGCCGACCCCCGACGCCGACCAGACGGGCGCACTGGCGCGCGCCGCGCTCGACAATCCGAACGTTGACACCACGCAGTTACAGCGGGCACAGGATTTTCGCGCGCTGGGGATGGACCCGACAACCGGCCAGATATCGCGCGACCCGACGCAGTTTGCCAAGGAACAGAACATGCGCGCCTCGCAGACCCAGCTAGCAACCCGCTTTAACCAGCAGGACAGGCAATTGGGCAACGCGCTCGACGGCCTCTCGAACCAGACCGCGCTCGATGCGTACCAGGCAGGCAGCGGCACCAAGACCACGTTGCAGAACATAGACGAGCAGATGCGGCAGGGCGTGACCGACGCCTATACGACGGCGCGGCAGAGCGCAGGCGCGCGGCTCGATGTGCCGACACAGGGGCTCGCCCAGGACTATGCGCGCGTGCTCGATGAATTCGGCACCGCGATACCGTCGGGCGTACGCAACCAGTTTGAAAAGCTCGGCCTGATGGACGGCACGCAGCGCCAGATTTTCGATATGGACGACGCCAACAAGCTCACGCAGATTATCAATAAGAACGTCGGCAACGACCGCACCGCGAATACCGCGCTGGGCGAACTGCGCACCGCCGTCAATAACGCCGTGCAGGGTGCCGACGACCAGGGCGGCGTATTCGCCCCGGCCAAGGCACTCGCGCAGCAGCGGTTCCAGCTACAGGACGCCATACCGGCCCTGAAAGACGCGGCCACCGACGCCACCGCCGCCGACCGCTTCATGCAGAAGTACGTCATTGGGGGCAACACCGAAGACGTGCAGGGGCTGTCAAACCTGCTACAGCAGCACGCGCCCGACCAGTTCCAGCAGTTGCGCAGCCAGGTCGTGCAGAAGCTCCAGGACGCGGCCTACGGCGGGGGCGAAGAATTCAAACCCGCCGCGTTTGCCAAACAGATGGACGCATTCGGCCCGCAGAAGCTCGGCGCGTTTTTCAGTCCCGACGATATCGAACAGCTAAAGACCATAGGCCGCGTCGGGTCGTATATGAACACGACCCCCAGCAGCGCCGCCGTCAATTTCAGCAACAGCGCGACCAGCCTGCTCGGCGCGCTGTCGGATAACGGGCTGGTTTCGAAAATCCCCTGGGTGGGCGGGCTCGCAGGCAAGGCCGCAGACCGGGCATTCGCGCGGCAGGCATTGCAGGGCGGATTCCAGCAGATGGCACCGGCAGCGCTGGCGGGGCCGACCTCAACGCCTGGCCTGCTGGGTCTGCTTGGCGCGGCGGGCGCGGCGAATCGCACGCCGAACCGATAACCACGCGGAAAACTGGCGCGACGCCACGTAGAAGCAGACGCCCAGCAGGCCGCCAAACGGAATGAACGGGTTTTGCATTCTGGTCCCATAGTTAGCACAGTACCAGCATTTCACTAGCACTAATACAGCAGACAGTTATCACAACGCTAGCAGTCTAGCACAGTGAGGCGTACCTATGCCCGTTCCCTCAACGTGGGCCGATATCTTTACCAACGCGGCGCAGAACTCGCCGCAGGGGTCTGAACCGCTCGGCAATCAGGCTGACGACTACATACGGCAGGCGTTCGCGTTTGCCAAGCAGTTACACGACGGCTGGCTGGCCGCCGACGGGACCGTCAAGCTGACGGGCGCGCTCGACACGGGCGGCTTTGGCGTCAAGAACCTGCCCGCGCCCGTGGCGGCGACCGACGCTGTGACGAAATCGTACGTTGACACGCTGGTGACGGCGACCGTCCCGCATGGCACCGTGGTGATGTGGTGGGGGGCGCCGAACAGCGTCCCGGCAGGCTGGATTCTGTGCGACGGCTATAACGGCACGCCTAACCTGCTCGACCGGTTCCCGTACGGCGCGGGCGGCTCGATGGGGATTGCCTACGGCGGCAACAGTTTTCCGGTTATCAGCACCGCACAGATGCCTGTGCATACCCATGTCGTTTATGACCCCGGCCACGCGCACGGCGTTTACGACGGCGGGCATATTCATAACGCCCCGGACGTATGGACCAACCAGCCGGGCAATCAGGTCGGCACGGGTTCGGTGCAACGTAATAGCGCCGTGGGCGACAACACGACCGCCAGCCTGACCGGCATAGGCATTTACGGCAGTGGCACCGGTATTTCGCTTTATAACGCGGGGGGTAATGCCGCATTCGATAACCGGCCAGCCTTTACCGCTATCTATTTCATTATGAAACTGTGAGGCGCCGACATGCTTACCATTGTGCGCGGCTCGGCATTCCAGATGATGGGCCGTTTCCTGCTCGATGCGTGCCCGCTCAACACCGCCGCATGGCAGGGCGTCAAGGTCGGGCTGTCGGATTATTCCGGCGTCCCGTTTGGCACGCTGAATTTTGAATGGCTGGACGCAACGCAGGGCGTCGGGCGGATATGGGCCGACGACACCAGTCAATGGCCGACCGGGCGCACCCGGATTGAATGCCAGATTACCGACGCGAACGGCAAGACCTATAACAGCGTCTGCGACTATTTCCGGCTGGTTGAATCCAGCCTGAATCTGGGGGGTTGATATGGCCGCGCTCACATTCCAGCTAGACGCCGACCGCACCGCCGTACTCGAACTGAAGTTAGGCCAGTACATGGTCGGCCCGCAGGGCGAAACGGGGGCGCAGGGCGACCCCGGCCCGACCGGCACCATGACGCCGCAGGACCAGGACGCGATTACCAAGGCCGTCAACGATTCCGCCGCGTCGGCGACCGCTTCGGCCACCAGCGCCGCCGCGTCGGCAGCGAGCGCGCAGACGGGGCTTAATACGCTCTCGACGTTGCAGGGCGTTGCCAGTGACGCGACGACGGCCACCAGTAACAATGCGCTGGCCGCAGCGAACAGCGCCACGGCAGCCGCCGCCAGCGCCGCCGCCGCGCTCGCCAGCCAGACGGCGGCCAAGACCAGCGAAACCAACAGCGGCAACAGCGCGAGCGCAGCAGGGGCGAGCCAGACAGCGGCCAAAACCAGCGAAACCAACAGCGCGGCCAGCGCCGCCGCCGCGCTCGCCAGCCAGAACGCCGCGAAAACCAGCGAAACGAATGCGGGCACCAGCGCCACAGCGGCGGCCACCAGTGCCGCGTCGAGTGCCCTTGTTTTGCTACAGACGCAGGGGTCAATCGCAGGGGGCGCCACGCAGAACGTTTTTAATAATTTTGTTGGCCCCTATGACGAATATGAAATGGTGGTAACGGGGCTGGTGGCATATACCGACCTTTCACAGTTGCTTGTCCAGTTTTCGCACGACAACGGCGCGACGTTCATTAACACTCAATATAGCTATGTGCAGATGTTTAACAGCGGCTCGACCGTTGCTGTTAATCCCCAGACCAACCAGAACATTATCCAGTTGTGGGGCAATGTGAGCGGAATTGGAAGCGGGGCGCCCTGGGGGCAGATTAACGGCATTATCCGGTTCTACAATCTGGCCGCAGCGGGGGCGTCGCCCGCCCGTCTGCCTTACTGTACGTTCGACCTGGGGGGCATTGGTTCAACCGGTACGGTTACGTCCATGAAGGGCAGCGGGGCACTCGTGGCACTGAACGGCCAGCCCGTCAACGCAATCAAGTTGGCGTGCAGTGGCGCGGGATTCCAGGGCGGCACCATGTCGCTGTATGGCCGCAAAAGATGAAAGCGCTTATCGTGCTGGCCGTGCTCGCGCTGGCCGCCTGTACGTTCGTCTATATCAGCGGCAATGAAAATGATATAGAAGACACAGGCGGCCATGGCGGGGGGCTTGAGATTGCCCCGCACGCGGCCTCACAACCGACACTGATAGAGCGGCTACAGCACCAGCATTAGAGCAGCGGGCTAGAGCAAACCCCGCAGTTGCAGGTTTTCGAGCGTCAGCGCCATTAGCGCGCGTTTCAGCCGTTCAATTTCCCCCGCGTGAGCGTCAGCACGCGGGCGGCCAACACTGCCCCCCTCATATTGTGAAAGTTGCCCGGTTACTTCGGCATGCTGCGCGGCCAGTTCCTGGATGGCGGGCGATACCGGCAGGCCAGGACCATTGGTCACGCGCCCGCGTGCGGCGGCTATCTCGCGCTGTTCCTCGCGTTGCTTCGGCTTCGGCGCACGTTTCGGGGCGGCGGCCACCGGCACAGGTGCGGCCTCGACCTCTGGCACGGCCTCGACTTTCGTTTTCTGCCCGCGTGGGATACCCAGCCGCGACCCCCCGAAAAACCCTTCAAACGCGGTTCGCTGTTCCGGCGTCATAAGCGTTTTCCGATGGGCGATCCATCTGTTATAGGCCGTCTTTTCGACGTTTTTGTCAGGGCGCGGCCCCAGTGCGTCAAAGGTCTGCCTGTCGAGGTCGGGGAGGAACGGACAGGCCGCATACATGGCCGACGTGACGCCGCCGCCCTGTGAATAATCCGGGTATTGTTTTCTCGGCACTTCGCTTACCTCGTTCTGGTTTGGGCTATCAGGTACGTCTTTGTTTTCCGGCTCGCCATGCGTGAGCGCGTGCAGGTCGTGGGGGTTGTCTTCGGGTAGCCCGGCGTAGTCGATGACATGCGGCGGCGGTTCGTCGTGCCCGACGTGCTCGGGTTCGTCTTTCGGATAACTGCTTATCTGGGCTTTCCTGAGTGCTAGCTCTAGCGCCGTGGGCGGTTTGGGCTGTCGGTCTTTCCTGCGTTCGGGGTGGATACCCAGCACAGGCCGCGCGCCGTTCTGGCTATGTTTCTGCGCGCGCGCTTTCCAGTCAATAAACGTCTGTACCGTTATCCCTTGGGCGCGGCAACAGTCGCGCAGGCTTCGGCCCTCGCTTTCCTCGCGCATGACCGAGGCGAGAATGACGGCTTTCTGTTCGGGGGTAAAGATATCTAGCATGGCGGATTGGTCCCGGTTGTTCCTTCGCTGGTTGCGATACTCACGACTAAGGAAATGTTTCACGTTGCTATCACTCTGCTAGCGATATTGGAGGGCAAAAAACAGGATCACAAAGACCAGCGGCACCCCGATAAGCCAGCACAGCAGCATAAGCAGGCGTACCGCTTTCTGCTGTCGGGCGTGCTGGGCTTGGGTCGGAATGGCGAGGGGGTCGCGCGGCCTGTTCATACGCGCCCCGGCTGGAAGTTGAGCAGGTCGGCGCAGGCATGGCCGCCGCACCCCTGGGCGGGGTCGAAGTTGTCGCAGACGCCATGCAGGGGGACGAACGCATGGCCCTGTGCCATGGCGATCACCATGCGGGTGCGTATTTCGGGTATCTGGTCGGGGTCGCAGCGGTAGAGGTCGAGCAGTTCGGTATCGGACCTGCCCAGCATTTCGCGCACGTTGGCGCAGATATGGAAGTAGCGCGGCGGGCGCCCTGGCAGGTCAATTATCATGGCTCGGCCCCTCTGGCTGTTCATAGGACAACGTACGGAAAAAGCACAGCAGACGCACGTCCCGCGCGAGCGCCAGCCCGGCATTGAACAGCGCGGGGTCGGCGCCCGTATGTTGCAGGACGACGCCGCGCAGGGCGCTATCGGGAATGGTGGCGAGGTCGCCGTTTAACCGGCATTCCAGCCCGCGTATGCCGCCGAACTGGAAAGACAGCATATCTATCGCGCTCTGTATCACGTCCCGGTCGGCTGGCCCGGCACAGTCCCGGATGCCCGCCAGTTCGTTATTGAGCGCGCCTAGTGCGTGATAGTCGAATGCCTGGCTGACAATGGTCGGGGCCGTGCCGCTGGTGGGGTCGGGGTTTGATGTGTCAATGCGGGGGTCATTGCGCCGGTTGTTTTTCATGGCGCCCCCTGGGGAACATAAACGAAATTATCCCATTCGGTCGGGTCGGCCATGTCGGCGTCGCCCCACAGGCAGGCACCGCATAAACCGCCCTTGTAGACGGTCTGCCCATGGTGCAGGCCCGTCACTGTCGGCTTCATTCCACAGACCCGGCACCCGCGCGCATAGTCAGGTTTCCAGGTATCAACAAGCGTTCGGTCGCTCACTGTGTACCCTCTTTCTCTCGTTGGCCCGTTATTGTCCTGCTCTGTCTCAATGCATCTTGTTAGCGTCGGCGGGTTGTGTCACCCGCTCAAGTGAGCGCCGGAAATCCCTGAGATAACGCCGGAAGGCTTCGGGGTTTTTCGCGTTGGCGGCTTTGGTATAGGCGCGCGCGATATCCCAGAATGCGGCGCCAATCCCTGACAGGAACGTCCCGCGCATATGCTCGCGCACCTCGAAAGGCACGCTGGCGGGTAGTATGTCACGCTCAAACATGCGCCACAAGTGCGCGAATCTATCCGGGTTCCAGCCCTCGCCGAAGATTGCATAGGTCTGGTCGTCGCGGCGATCACTGAGCACGTTACGCGCGCGCACGGGTAACGCGGGCGGCTCGACGTGCAGCGGATAGGCGGCGAGCGGGTCGCGCATCTTTGACCACTGGGGGCCGACGCGCTGCGCAAACCTTAAATCTTTCTCGATCCAGTCGAGCCAGGCGGGGTCGTGCATGTTGTCTTCGCGCTGGGACGCCTCGACAATCAGTGCAGTCAGCCTTTCATGCATGAGGGCGCAACCCATGACGAAGTGCAGATAGTTGTCGTCGCGGTTGTCGTCGTCTTCGAACATATCCCGCGCTATCTCACACAGGTTTCGCTTATCCATTGTTTTCCTGTATCCAAAGACAGCAGGCCGCAGGCAGAATGCTTGCGGCCTGTTAGCACAATTCTAGCAGTGTGCAGACACTCTGCAACGTTATTCGAGACTGTCGCGCCGCTCACGGTAAAGCGCCTCAAGTTTCGCGCGTTCGTCGGGTTGCGCCAGTTCGCGTATTTCGTCGGCGGCAATGTCGAGCACGTCGCGGGTTTTCGCATTCGTGAGGGCGTATTCAATACGCTGGCCTAACGACTGGCCCGGCGCGTCAAAATCGGTCTGCATGCTTTCCTGTTCGTCGTCGGCCTGGGCGGCGTTCTGTTCGACCGGCTCGCGCTCGCGCGTGCTGTCGCCCGGCTGCATCTCGAATGCCGGGCTGGGGTTGTCTTCAAGCATGAGCGCGGCAGTATCGGCCAGCGCCAGTTCGTCGGCGTTCGGCGCGCGCAGCGCGTCCATAATGACCATTTCGACCGACACCGGCAGGAACTTGAACAGGCGGCGCACAACGGTTTTCAATGCCATCTGCTCGAAGTCGGTTTTCCAGGGGCCGTCGTACTTCGCGGCGTCAACGCGGTTTTTCGCAAATGTCCTGTCACGGATCATTTCGACTTCGGCGCGCGACATGACCGCGAACTGTTTGCCGCCGTCTTTGAGTTTGGCGACCGCGTACACAAAGCGCAGGTTATCCGACACCGTGCGGCCTGCATTCTCCCAGTCGGGGGCGTGAATCAGATTCGGGTCGAGCCCCAGCGTGCATTCGAACCGGTCGCCGATGTACACCGGCCACGCTTCTATGCTCTCAATCTGGCCGCTACGGCGCGCGAGGTCGATCATGCCGCGATAGCCCAGAATGACCGTGGCGACCGTTTCGGCCAGAACCCAGGCGCCGTTTTTCTTGACCCATTTGTCAAACGGGATAATGTAGACATGCCCCAGCGCCGAACCCGGCTCTAACCCCAGTTGCGCGCACTGGATCACGGCGCCCAGAAAAGACTGGGGCGAGCACTGCGCCAGCTTGGGGATTTTGCGCAGTTCGGTCGTCGCAATGCGGATCAGCCTATCCGCCGTCAGATGACGCGGCAGGGCTTTGGCAATCTGCGCGAGCACGGCAGGCGATTGCAGGAACTTGGCAAGTGCGTCGGCCTGCGCATTGGGCGACAGCGCGACGGCGTTACCGTTGCTGGCGCCGTTGCTGGCGCCATTGCCGCCGTTCGTCTTCGCCTGCATATGCTGTTTGAGTTGTTCAGTGCGTGACATGATTTATCCCGGAAAAGTTGATAGCAGAATGCTAGCACATAGCCAGCATTCTGTAACGTTTATCTGGCGGCGTCTTTCGCAGCGGTTTCTTTAAACTTCGCCACGCGGATATCCCAGTATTCGGTTGCGTCAACGGTAAAGCCGACGCGTTTGCGCTTTGCGCGTTTGAGTGCCTGCCCGTCGTCAAACACCAGTTGCGCGGCCTCGCCCATTTCGGCGACCAGATGGGCTTTGGCCCCTTTGGCGACAGCCTCATACATGGCGGCTTTGTCGGCGGCGTCGGTCATGGTCTTATACCAGGCTTCATGCGTGGTCGAGGCGTTAATGGCCTCGCCATTGGTGCCAGGGAACAGGCGGCGCAGGGTTTCGAAAACCCGGCTATGGTTCGGGTCAATGTCGGGGCGCAGGCCCGTTTTAACGTAGTCGCGCCAGAAGGTTTCGGCTTCATGGCGCATAAGGCTAATCAGGCCGTCGTCGCGCTCGACAAAGTAGCGGCGCAGTTCGTCGCCGACACCGGCATACACCACGCACAGATTGCGGCCCGTGACCGACAGACCCCATTGCGTCTGCGCGAGGTAGTGCAGCGGCAGGCCGTCGCTTTCCTCAACGCCCCATTCTTTCGACAGGAACGGATGCACGGTTTTGACCTCGACGTTGACCGCCTCGCCGTCAACGGTTGTTTCGGCGTCAATTTCCGACGCGAAAAACGGCACGGCAGGATCAACGAAACGGCGGTTCCTGTGCTCGACCTCAAGCCCGAAATCTTCGCGCGCCCAATCCAGAATGACCGGCTCCATACGCTTGCCGCGACGCGTGGCGAGGTTATCGCTATTGGGGCGGCTGTCGGGGTCGATTTTGTCGAGCCAGCAGTCGAGCGCGCTGGCGTAGGGATTGACGCCCAGAATCGCGGCGATATCGGAACCGCCGACGAACTGCGTGCGGTTGTACTGGGCGGGCTGGATGACGGTAAGGGCGTTAGACATATGGGCGGCTCCGGTTGAATGAATGCCCAAAGTATATAGCAGTATGCTAACAGAGTGCTAGCATTATTTAGGCAGGGTGCCCGATGGGTGCAGCGCATTGAACAGGGCAATAAACGCGGTTAGCGCATGCGCGCCCCGGCCCTGTGCGCCGTCGAGCGTGGCGACGTATTCGCCCGCGTCCTGCGTCAGGTCGATACCCTCGCGCCGGGCGTATTCGGCGGCGTCGTCGTCGTCGCAGTGCCAGGTGCGCGCGAGTTGTGCAACGTGGTCGAGGTCGGCGCCGCGCGCGGTTGCTTCAATCAGGATACGCCAGCCGCCGCGCCGGTCGGACGGCTCGACTGGCCACCAGCATTTCACGAAGTCGGAATTTTCGAAGTCGGAAACGACGCCAGGCAGGGCGCGTTTGTAAATCAGCGCCCCGCCTGTGTGCAGATAATAGTAACCACTCACTGACATGGTTTAGTCCCAGTCGTGCAGCACCTCGCGCGCGTCGCAGGCTAGTGCGTCTTCGCTTTCAATTTCCAGATCGGCGACCGCTGCGAAACCGGCGTTGAGTTGTTCGGCCACTTCCTGCATGAAAGTGTCGCGCCCTTTTAGCCAGGCGTCACGCAGTTTCTGCATGTCGCCCTTGCTGGTGCCCATGGCGCAGAAGGCTTCGGCGAACTGGTCAACCGTCGGGCTGGTGGCAATCGCGTCGGCGCGCTCGCTCACGGCGTCGGCGCGGCTGTCGGCGGCGTCACTTTGCGCGAAGTAGCGGCGCAGATCGGCGGTAATCGGGTCGTAATTGGCGAAAGGCGATTGCATGGCGGGTTCCGGTTAGGTGATAGCAGACTGACAACCGAATATTAGCACACTGCTAGCACTCTGCAACAGAGAAAAGCAGATTTTTTATGCGCGCCGGATCAAAACGTATGCATTCTGCTTGAGGCAATCGCAAAACGGCATTTTTTGCAAGCAAAATATTATGTCTGCATTAAGTCGGGAACGCTTGCGAAAATGTGACGGTTAACGCAAAAATGCAAGCCGGAACTCGCGCAAACGTTGTTTTAAGCGTTGTTTTAAGCGGGAATGCAGCAGAAACAGAAAAGCCCCCGAAGCGTTGTCGCGCTAGGGGGGCTGTTTCCTTAAAACATTACGACGACGGGCAGACCTGGCAGGGTGGAAACCGTCTTTACCGAACAATGCATTGGGATGCAAGGCCCGATCATACCCATGTCGGGCGTGGCTTGCAAGCATGAGTGTAGACATAAAGATCGACACTCCACACGGTAAAGACTGACCCTGTTACGTGCCTGTCGTCGTCCAATCTCTGGGACATTCGACAATGCAACCGAACACCCTACCCGCAGGCCGCCGTTGCCTGCTGGACCGCGCAGCGCTCGCCGTACTCGCCCACCTGCGCGCGGCCCCCGAACCCTGCGTGACGCATTCCCGCCTGACAGCGGCCACTGGCCTGACTGTGTACGCGCTCTCGCGCGCGCTCGGCCAGCTTGAAAAAGCCGGATGCCTGGCGACCCTGCGCGTGACCCCGGCTGGCGTCTGTTTTGTCCTGTGCGCCTGTTCCAGCATGGGGGTCGCAGCATGAGCACCCCCGCGCCTTTCCAGATCACGATTGACCCCGCCGCACTGGCGGCCATGACCGCCGCGCAACAGTTGCACTGGTTTCGCCAGCAGGCGCACATTCCCGACGACGAAGCCGACGAAGACGCGGCAGACCTCGCATTAAGCCCGATCCAGGACGACACAGAGCGCGGCGAATATGACGCCTACCGCCGCCGTCACCACGCCGCGCACAACCGGCACGACAAGGAGGTGATAGCCCGTCTGTCGGGGCTTGGTATGGACGACCCGCAACTAGCCGCAGGCGCCAAACTCATAAACTGGCTCGAACACCACGCGCGGTATCAGAACGACGAACCCGAAGAATTCTGGCTGGCTGTCTGCGAATGTTCGTCACGGACGTTTCGCGCTGTGCGTCGCACGCTTGACCCGCTCGGCTGGATCAAAACCGAATACCGCGTTAAATCGCGTCAGAACGGCTACACAGTCAACATTGATCGCGTGAATCTCGACCGCGAACGCGACTGGAAAGCGCAGGAATTACAGCTAGAAGCCAACGCCGAACAGTACGGATCGGAAATTATTTCAAATAAGGGTCTCGACGTGCAAAATGCACGTCATCTTACAAACTGTCGGATGACGTGCGAAATGCACGAACACGACGTGCAAAATGCACGCGATAGTAAACACCAGAAGTTAACAGATTCTTTAACCCCCCCTACCCCCCCAGCGTTAGCGGTTTGCGAAGACAGCAGGGAACCGGGCGAAGACGACGAAGAAAATTCAGAACCTATTGCCCACGTCGAGGCGATAGCGGAAAGCGAAAACGTCGAGGAAATGCTGACCACGTTCTGCGAATCCGCCGACGTGTCGCATAAGCCGATGGTCATACACACCTTTACAAGCGGCCAGCGCATGACAGTCGCCGAAGCCCGCGCCCTGATTGCCGAAGCGCACGACCAGCACGACAGCGACCCCGTTAAAACGTGGAAATGGTTTGAAGTGCATCTGCGCATGCTGCGCGAGCGAACCGGCAACGACCCGCGCGTAACCCCGATAGGCGGCGTGAAAATGGATGACAGCGCGTTAAGACGGCTCGCGCTCGATGACGCGTACACGGCCAAACACAAGGCCGACGAGCAGCAGGTAGCGGGTTGCATGGCGAGCATGCGCGAAGCGCTGGCGAAGTCGCGTTTTCGAAGTTGATGTAAGGCTCAACAGGATTTTAAAAACCCGGTCTGCAAAAAAATGCCCGCCAGCGGGTCTAGGCGGTTCGTGGTCGGGCTGGTTTGGAAATTTGGGGCTGGGATATGTCTTTTTTTGGCAGCGGCTCTAAAGGGCTGTAATTGCGTCTGACAAATATTCTGTGAGGGCGACATGACTGCGAAGCGATTACATTTTCATGATGTTAACGGTTTGCGCGATAGCATAAAGGTATCGACGGTGCGCGAAAACGTGACGTTCGACCTCGACCGGGTAGCGCTGGCTATTGGCGTCGAACCGGTTGACCTCATAGCGCGCATGCTGCGCACGCTGGCGGGCGCCATTGCCATTGACGCGGCAGAACTGGCCGCAGAGGAAATGCGCGCCTCTGGCCGCGTGCTGATTCAGGACGGCTGGCCCGACGGCTGGCCTGACGCGCAGTTAGCCTGCGTCACGTTGCACAGGTTATTTCCCGAAAAGGTGGAAGCATGAAACGTGAAAAACTCGACTTCTGGCGTTACGCGCCCCAGTTGCGGGATTTGTTCTTTCATGCCGATATTTACGGCCCGCGCCAGATACTGACGCCCGCGCTCGCCTGGGCTGTCGAAATCAGCTATTACGTCGGCTGTCTCGACTGTCTGGGGCTGGCGATGGGCTACCCCGGCGACGACATACGCGGGCGCTGTCTGGCGCTGCAACGTCAGGCGTCCGAACGCCTCGCCGAACTCCGGGAAATGAGTCATGCATACTGCCCCGATGGAATTACAAATTTCGATCACGCTAACCACACGGTTAAACGCCGCAATGGACAGCGTGACAAGCGTTTCAGGTAGGCGGCCTGCGCCGGATTCGGTCGCGTACCGCGCGCAGTCTTACGCGTGGTGGCAGGGCGCGCGCGACGTGCTGGAAGCGCTCGCGCCACACTGTGACGAGCACGGCGAAATGCTCGATTTTGCCGGATTGATATACGACTGTGTTTGCAATACCCTTACCCGTTTGCAACAGGAAAGCGCCGCATATGCACCTGTATGGCGAAGCGACGACCGACCCGACACTGAGGCGTAAAGGCATGAGCAACCCGACGCATACGCCCGACCCCGACGACCTGCGCGAACTGTGCGGCCTGGTCAGGTGCCTGCGCGCCTGGGCGCATACCAACACCGACGAGCACGACGACGGGCGCGACCATATCCTGTATCCGATGCGCCAGCAAAGACCCGACACGGGCGCCAACGAAGGCCCGCTATGGGCCGCCATTTCTGTCGTGCTCGACCGTAACGGGTTCGGCCACTACAGTTAAAACACAATCGCACTCTTAACCATTGTGGTGCAGATCATGTTTTACGGCGTAAATGGACATTACGATTATTTGCAGTCGGTTGACGAACAGATAGCCATGTTGCAGATGCTGGGCATGGCGTATTACAGATGCACCTATGAGGGCAACCCGGAAAGCCTCGATTATCTCGAACGGCTCGCGCAGGCATTGCAGGCCACCGACATTGACCTGATTTGTTGCGTCAATCTCAACATGACCGGCGACGACGGCCAGCTACACGCGAGCGAGGCGCAGGCGCACAACGTCGGCTGGCAGATGGGTTACGAGTGCGCGCAGGCGCTGGTGCCGTACGGCGTGCGGATTTTCGAATGCGGCAATGAATTGGATAGCAAAAATAATATCAGGCAACCCGTGCAGGACGTGCAGGGGGGCGTGCCCGAAGACTTCGACAACGCGCAGTTCCCGGCATTGCGCGGCCTGCTCAACGGGTGCGCCGCAGGCGTTCGTACGGTCGGCGGCGTTAGCACACTGATAGCCTCGAATGCCTTTACGGCCTGCTCTATCGCCTGCGCCGACATGCTCTGGCGCGGCCAGCAGCCCGACGGTAGCACGGGACATACCCCGGTACGCTGGGACTTGACGAACTGGCACAATTACCGCTGTTACGGCAGTCCCATGTCGATGAGTATGGACTATGAAAAACCGTCGATTAACCTGCTGGATCACCTGAAATCCAGTTTTGGAAAGCCGATCATTTTCACCGAATGGAACGCCAACGAGGGCGACGACGACGCCACGCGCAGCGACTGGGCAAAACAGTTTCTGGGCGAAATGCTCACAGGCCGCGATATGTTCGGCGTCCAGGCCGCATGTTGCTATCAGTTGATCGCGGGTAGCCCATGGGGGCTATGCAACGGCGACGGCTCGCTTATCCAGACGTTCGGCCAGACCGTACACGACTTTATCCAGGCGAATCCCGCATGATGACCTGCCCGCACTGCGGCAAAGGCAACGAACGCCATTCACCAGTCGGGCGCGATGGTGCGCGCACGCCGCACGACGGCTCACTGTCACTGTGCATTTACTGCGGCGGCTTTGGCGTATTCGAGGGCGGCGGCATACGCGCACCGACCGCCGACGAGGCCGCAGAGATTGCCGATGACGGGCACTGTATCCTGCTGGCCAACCAGTGGGCACTCTGGCATGCCGTGCGGCCAAAAAAGGATGACACAGAGGGTTAGCAATGAACTAGCATAATGCAACAAGCCGAATACGAGACAACGACGTGAAAAAAGCCATTGCCACTATCAAGGGCATGTCGCCCTATAGCCAGTCCCGGCATTACACGACGGAAAAACTGAACAAGGAAAGCGCACGCGACTATGAGGCGCGCACCTGGCGCGACCGGTTGCACGTTGACGCAGACGGCTTTGTCTATGTGCCGCCGATGGCATTCAAAAACTGTATCGCCGAAGTGGCGAAATACCTGTCTGTACAGATTCCGGGAAAAGGTAAGGCGACCTATACAAAACACTTTGAGGCGGGTGTATTGGTAGTCGAGGGCTTGCGGCTCAATATCAAAAAGGACGACGTGCCCGGCGAATGGCTGTTTGTCCCGTCGGACGGCAGGCGCGGCGGCGGCTCACGGGTCGAAAAGTGTTTTCCCGTGATACACCAGTGGGGCGGCAAGGTCGAATATCTGATACTTGACGAGACCGTGACGCGCGAGGTTTTCGAACAGCATCTGCGCCAGGCGGGTAACTTTATCGGTATCGGGCGTTTCAGGCCGCGTAACAACGGGTTTTACGGTCGTTTCCGGCTTGAACACCTCGACTGGCTCGACTATGAGGCGTGACATGACGACGAAACCGGACTTTACCCCACGGCCAGACAGTGATAGCGCGTTGCTCGCGCGCGTGCTGGCACAGTTGCCCGTCGGCGGCGAACTGAGCTATGCGGAAATGACAGCGGCTATCGGGCGCGATGTGCAGGGCGTCGGACGTGGCGCACTCGAAACGGCACGGCGCAAACTGCTGCGCGATGAACGCCGCGTATTCGACGTAATCATTGATATTGGCCTGCGCCGCCTGAACGACCGCGAGATTGTACAGACCGCCGACAAGGCGCGCGCACATATCCGCCGTACCTCGCGCAAGGCAGCGCGCACGGTCTTATGCGCGACGTACGAAAAACTGGACCGCGAAAGCCAGGTCAAGCACAATATCGCTCTGTCTGTCTTCGCTGTCACTGAACAGATGGCAGGCGACAAGGCCGTTAAACGGATCGAATCGCAGGTCAAGCAGATGGGGCGCGAATTGCCCGGCATGATGGCCGCCGCACTCGCGCTGAAAGACGTCAGTTAAGCATGGCTGGGCTCGGCTCGGCATGGCCTGACGGGGCGGCGCTAGACTCGACCAGACTGGACCCGGCTTGGCGCGGCCAGGCGCAACAGGACAAGGTTTTACCGCAGCAGCACCCGGTAGCGCGTGGCTCGACAGGACGCGGCCCGGCGTGATTAGGTCAGGCAACGCAAGGTTTCACCGCCCGGCTAGGCTTGGCGCAGCCCGGTAGCGCTCGACTAGACATGACTCGACCGCGCTCGGCTCGGCATAGCGGCACCAGACAAGGTTTTTACGAGGTTTTACCCGGCTGGGCTGGGCTTGACATGACAGCACCCGGCACCGCATGGCCACGCACGGCCAGGCAACGCACGACAAGGTTTCACAGGATGCGCGGCAGCACTACGCGGCGCGGCGCAAGGCGGGACATGACACGACCGGCCCCGGCTCGACTTGGCGGCTCCCGACGACGCAGCACACGACAAGGGTTTTACGGCGGGGCGATGCCTGACCGCGCCAGGCGCGGCGAGTCTGCACGGTGCGAAACTTGGCGATACCTGACGACGCAGCACAGGACAAGGTTTTACCGCCGCAGCGCATGGCACGCCATGGCACGATTAGGCGCGGCATGACTCGGCAAGACATGGCAGCACCTGACAAGGGTTTTTGACTGCGCTGGGCGGCGCCCGGCTTGACGCGGCAACACTTGACGCGGCTGGGCTTGACACTGCAAGACGCGGTACGGCATGACAGGACAAGGTTTTACGCGTGGCATGGCTCGGCGAGGCAGCGCATGACCCGGCCCGACCGGACGGGGCGCAGCGGCGCACGTCTAGGCTAGACCAGGCATGGCATGGCAACGTGACGCCGGGCAACGCGAGGCAAGGTTTACCCGCTGGGCAGCGCACGACAGCACTGAACCCGGCAGCGCTCGACTGGGCGCGGCAGCACTCGGCAACACCGTGCCAGACCGCGCAGGACAAGGTTTCACAGTGCTAGCACAGCGCCAGCAGAGCGCAACGTAACATACTGAACACCTCTCACACAATCGCACGCGTTGCCCGACCTGGGGGCCGTATGCGCCTGTTTGCAGACGTACTGCGCGATATGCGCGGCGGCGTATCACACGACGAGTTAAGCGAGGCATTGGCCGCACTGGTTCGCGCATGCGTGGAAACCGGGCGCGGCGGCGAAGTCGTTTATACGCTCTCAATCAAGCCCACAAAGAGCGCCGAAGCCGTCGAGATTAGCGACAAGATCGGCATTAAGGAACCGCGCAACGAGCGCGGCAGTAGCCTGTTTTTCGTGACGGCGAACGGCGATTTAAGCCGCAATAATCCGAAACAGGAACGCCTCGACCTGCGCGAAGTGCCGACCGCGCACGCAACCCCGCGCGACGTGAGCGGGGGCGTTCAATGACTATCGACCGTGGGGCAATACAGGAACTGGTCACGCTCGGCATTGCCAGCCTGGAAGCACGCCGCATAGATATGGACGGCAGGCCGTATGCCGTCATGCCCGAAGGCTGGGTATTGCACGACCTCGAAACGCAGTTACCGACGCCGGTACGCGCGAACGGCACGACCTCATTACACGAAACGGATTCATTCATTGCGTGGATTAACGAACGCAAGGGCGACGCCTCGCGCGTCTATGCCGTGGCGAATCCGAATAGCGGCGTGCGCTATGTCGCCGTGCTCAATGACACCACGCAGGAACAGGCCCCCCATTGGGGGGACTGGCGCGGCATTTTTACGCCGCTCGCCTCGCCCGAATGGCAGACCTGGCTAGGCATGAATGGCAAACGCGGCGCCCAGCGCGATTTTGCCGAATTCATTGAAAGCAACGTTGACGACGTTTTTAGCGGATCACCCAGCGAGCCGCCCGGCGCGGTACTGCTCGAACTGGCCAGCGTATTGCAGGCGACCATGAAATGCGAGTTTGCCAGCGCCGTACGCCTGTCGAATGGCACCACGCAATTACGCTACGCCGAAACGCTCACGGCCAGCGGCGGTAATGGGCAGCTTGAAATGCCCGAACAGTTCTTTCTGGGCATTCCGGTTTTTATCGGCGGCCCGACGTACAAAATCGGCGCGCGCCTGCGCTACAGGCTACACGGCAGCGCGCTACAGATTGGCTATGAACTGGTGCGGCCTCATAAGGTAGTCGAGGCCGCCGCCGCCGATATAACCGCCCGCATACGCGAGCAGACCGCGCTACCCGTCTATATGGGCGCCTGCGCGGCATAATAGCATAGGGCTAGCAATGTGCTAGCACCGTGCAACATTGAATAATGGGAGTTTGCAAAATGTCCAAACGCAAGGCAAAACAGGAACAGACGACCGGCGATGATGAAATGATGCAGGACCAGAACGCCGAACTGGAAGCCGACCAGCCGCAGGACGACGAACCGGCGCAGCAGGCCGCAACCGAACAGGGCGGCCAGCCGCAGGGCGTGCGCGAGTACAACCCCGACGCGGCCAACCCGAACGACCCGAACAACCGCCCCGGCCAGGGTTACAACCGCGACGACGCGCTCGACGCGAACTATCGCGCAGCACAGGGCGGCACGTTCGCGGGCGACGCAATCAACGCGAGTGGCGAGCTACAGCGCACCGCCGACAGCGACGAGCACAAGCCCGCCGAACCGTACGACGACGACAGCCGCGACTCGATCAAACCCAATCCCTACCCGGTTGCAAAACCCGCCGTTGAGGTGGTCGAAAGCGGGCGTATACCCGGCGCAGGCGACCCGCAGAACGGCACGTTGACCCCCGAAGGCAAAAGCCCGGTTGCATGGGCGAATCCGGCGCGCGATGTTGCTCAACACTATTTCCCGCCCGAAGAAACCGGCGACGCGAATGCCCCGCAGGCTGCGCCCGTAAGCGACTCTGACGCCATTGAGCGCGGCCAGATGCCGACCGGCGCGGTAGACGGGCACGTCGTGACCGGCGAAACCGGCGAAACCGGCACGACGGACGACCCCGGCGAACCCGCGTAGTTACCGCGTGGTGGGCCAGTTCCCCCGTCACAGTATCAGGCACGAACGGCGGCAAACGGCCTGCCTTTCTCACGCCTGCGCGTTTCCAGATTGTGGGCGCGCGGGCGCTTTTTATTTGGAGTAATTGCCATGCTGTTACAGGTATCCAATCAGGGCGATAAAACCGTGCGCGTGATTATCGACGGCGACACGATTAACGACGAGCATCTGGCACCGGGCGAAACCCAGGTGATTGAAACGGTAGACGAGGGCAAGGTAGAGTTTAAGGAAATGGGAGCGTAACCGCGTCCATACGCGCCCACGTCGGCGGCCCGTCGGGTTGCCGTGGCGAGGGGGGCCGCATTTGATGGGGCGGCCCCCGTAAAGCCTCACCTATGCCCCGTGCCCTATGCGCTATCTCGATCACCTCGACCGCTGGCGGGTTGCACTGCATGGCCAGCGCGGCGACCGGCTCAACGGCGCGTTCTATCTGCGCGTGCGGCCCTCGCCTGTGCGCGTCTATGTGATAGCGAGCGACGGCGGCGGCTGGGACCATGTGAGCGTCAGCGTAGCGAGCGAACGCCGCTTGCCGACATGGGGGGAAATGGCCTACATTCGGCGGCTCTTTTTTCACGACGACGAAACCGTGATGCAGCTACACCCGCCGCTGTCGGAATACGTCAACAATGCCGAAGTGTTGCACCTCTGGCGGCCACAGAATGACATTATCCCGTTGCCGCCGCGATGGATGGTAGGCATACCGGGCGCGACGCCCGCCGACATGCCGGGCATTGTCGCAGCCCTGCGCTAGTCGGGGCAGTGCATGGCCCGATGGGCGGCCAGCATGGCGTCGAGCCGGTTAATTCCGGCGATTATCACGCCGTCGAGCGCGTCAACCGTAGTGGCACCCAGGCGCCCGTTTTCCAGCATGTTTAACAGTTCCTGCAACCCGGCATAGACCAGGGTTAGCTGTTCGTCGGAGGTCGGGCGGCTGGTCGGCGCGATACGGCCACGCTCGCGTAGCGCGTCAACCGCCGCCGCAGACAGGTTATGCGCGCCGTGCTGTTCCCTGCGTGCGGCAGCGGCCAGCCGTTCGCTAATTTCCACTGCGCTAGGGGCAAGCGCCCTGACGCTATCGCGCGTTGCCAGGACCGCCGCCAGCAGTGTGTCGTATTGCAGTTTGTCCATTAGTGCAGAACCTTTAAAAGTGTGACGACAACCACAACGGTAACGACCGTCTGGACGGCCAGCGCGACATACAGCGCGCGGGCTATATGCCGTCCGAAATTATCCAGATCGGTTTTTGTCAGTGCGCCCATTTGATGGCACCCAGCAGCACGACGACCGCGCCCGCAATCCAGAACCTTATTTCCATACGCAGCGCGCGAAAATCGCCTTTTACCTCGGCAATATCGGCTTTGGTTGCCAGGTTCTGGCCGCTGGTCATGTTCATTTGAGCCAGTGCGCGACCGTCACGCCCCCGCCGACGATCAGCAGGGCCGCCGCCAGCGCGCCCCCGTAAATGTGTTTGAACAGGCCGCGCATTTCCCTGGTGAATTCAATCTGCAAGGCCGCGCCCTGCTCGACAATGACGTTGCGCAGTTCGGCGAAACCCTCGCGCAGATCGGACTTTGTTGCTGGTTCGGTTGTCGCCGCTTCAATTGCCGCCATGACGGCCTCGGCGGTTTCCTGTTGCGTGGTCGCGCGGGCAATGCGTAACAGATAGGTTTTTGAATCAAACATGCTTTCCTCTCGTTTGTTGCATGATGTTAGCAGAACGCAACGGCGGCCTAGTAGCAGTACCCGCCGTAATAGCAGCGGCGCACGGGCACCACATACACCGGCTCGACGTACACCGGGCGGCTTGCCTGATAGGCGGCAGCACCCGCCGCGACCGCCAGCGCCCCCGCGCCGACCTGCGCGGCTATGGCGTGCTGTTTGGCGATACACCCATAGTCCTGCGAATTGCAGAACGCGGCGCAGCCGCTCAAAGAGGCGACCAGCGCCAGGGCAAAAACTGCTTTCATTTACTTACCTCAAAAGGTACGGCTTTGTATTCCAGCGCGGCGCCGTGACGCTGCGCGGTTTCGTTCAGCATGTCGGCCAGGTCGGCCATAATCTCGTAAGACGCGGGGCCGTACGTCAGGCCCGGTTGCGGCTCGCCGTACGCGGTAACGGCGATGGTGTACAGGGTTTCGGTCATGTCGTGCTCTGTCGGGTTACTGTGACTCTATGTTATCACAGTGCTAGCACTTTGCAACAGAAACAATCAGGACGCGAACGCAAAAAAGGCCGCTGGAAAGAGCGGCCAGAAACTACCCCCGTAGCAACCTGTTCTGTGATACTCGCGCGCGGGTCAGGCGGGCTGGGTCTGTTCCTCGCACCAGTCATCAAACTGGCCGTATTCGACATAGGCGGGCGAGCCGTACGCCGGGCGCATTTCGCGCCAGTTCGCGTTATCGGCCTGGCAGCCGCTGCGCTCGATGCGCGCCAGCAGACGTTCTGCGCGTGCCTGCGCGGCCTCGCGCACGTCGCCGAAGTGCCAGCAGCCGTCGTCGTCGCGCTGGGCGTCAGCGCCCGGAAAATTGACCGCATGCCGCCAGCGGTTGCCGCGTTCGTCTTCGGCGACGATGTAATAAAGCTCGGCGGTAAAATCCTCGCCGTCTTCGGTTCTGCCCGCCAGGTAGAGGTCGGCGGCCACGCTAAAAAACAGTTTCATTGCAAGCCCTCACAGGGGCCGCTCACGCGGCCCGGTTATCGGTCAGCAGTCGAATTTGTCAACCTTGGCAAGTGCGACGACCATGCCCGACAGGTCGCGCACGGCCACGCCGTAATCACCGCTGGAAAGCAGGCTGAACGTGACCGTAAAGCGGCCTACGTTGCGCGGCTCGCGGCTGTCGTTTGCCCGGCATGCGTCAAAAATCGCATTCTGTGCGTCTGCCTTTTTAACCAGCCCTTTTAGAAAACTTACGTCGTACATGCCGCGCCTCGCTGTGTGTTGAACCAGAAACCATATTCTATCATAGTGCTAGCAGAGTGCAACAGGTATTTCGACGTTCGATGGTGTAACAGAAGGCTAGCAATGTGATAGCATTGTGTTTCAACAGCAAGGGGCACAGATGCCGGTTACATACGTGATAGCCCACACCAAAGGGGGCACCGGAAAGACGACGATCAGCGTCCAGGCGTCGCTCACGCTCAACGCACGCGGTAAGCGCGTCTGGCACGTTGACGGCGACAACCAGCGCACCAGCATGCAGAGCATGACCAACCGCGAAACGGTTTCGAAGCTCGCGCCGATTGCGGCCAGCGCCTACCCGAAAGATTCGGACATGCGCAGCCAGGTACGCGCGCAGGCCCGCAATTACGACTACACCGTGATTGATTGCGGCGGGGGCGATTCGAAGACGCTACGCGCGGCCCTGCTGGTCGCCGACGTGGTAATAGCGCCGCTGAACGTCGGGATTTATGAATTGTGGGCGCTGGACGACCTGGAAAACGTCGTGCATGAAATCAACGCCACGCGCGAGAAACCGCTGGCCTGTCGTGCCCTGCTGAACTGCGCCGACCCCGGCACGTCGGGCGACAACCGCGCCTGTCGGGATTACGCGAGCGAGTCGGCCCTGTTCGGCACGGTCTTTAAAACCGAAGTCGTACGCCGTAAGCCCATAGGCCGCGCGAGCGCGCGCGGGCTGGCAATCAGCGAATACTCGCCGCGTAACAATCCCGGCATTGTCGAGATAGACAGCTTTATCAATGAACTATTAAAGGTAGAACCATGACCGCAGCACGCAAACAGAGCGAAACCGCCGCTATCCTGCGCGCAGGACGGGCGAAGACCGCCGCCAGCAACGCCACCGCCAAACGCACGCACGCCGCAGCCGAACCGCTATTGACCCGCAACGGCAAGCCCAAACAGAAGCACTCCGGCCTGCGCGAGCGCCTTATGATTAACTGCCCGGTCGAAGACGTGCCCGATATCAAGGCCGCCGCCGCCGCGCTGGGCGTATCAATGAGCACGTTTTTTGTGATGGGCGCACGGGAGAAAATGAGGCATGACCAGGAAAAACTCGACGGCATTCGTTGACCGGCTCGACCGCGTGCTGGGCTGGCTTTACGGCCCGTGGGAACGGGCGTTTACCGGCCAGCGTATGGCCTCGCTCGGCTGTATGCAGGCCGCGCGCATTGTGGCGCCACTCGCGCCCGCTGACGCCGCCGCCGCATACGTGCATGCCTGCCTGCGCGATGACCGCGTGCTGGCCCGCTGGCGCTTTGTCCTGACCGCAACCGGCGCCTTTGTACCGGGCGTGATGTGGGCGGCGGCCAGCCTGCTCGACCTGACGCCGGGCTGGTGGCTGTTTGGCGCCCAGTCTGCCTGGCTGTTCTTGTGGGCCGTGGTCGGCGCCCCCTGGACCGATAACGCGCTAGGCGCCGAACGCCTCGAAAAACTGGCGCTGGCCGTGGGCACGCTCTGCGCGAGCGCCAACACCACGCAGGCCGATATCAACGAATCCGCCCGGCGCGTGCTGGGCATGACCGACAGCGAACCATGACCGACACCCACCCCGCCGACCGTGCCGCACTGGTCGAGCAGCGCATTAACGCCGTGGCACAGAGCGACGTGGGCGAAAAGCTCGCCGCGATCAACGAGCGCCATTTACCGGCAATCAAGCGGCGCATGATCCCGCTTTTTACGGCCCGCAACCAGCCCGACGAAGTAAAGACGCGGTTTTTTCTCGACAGCCTCGACCCGCTCACGCGCGAAGTTGGCGCACTGGCCGCGTGCCGCAAGGGCTGTTCGCACTGCTGCAATATTGCCGTGGCGATCAATCAGGCCGAAGCCGCCGTAATCGGGCGCAGGATTGGCCGCAAGCCTGCAAAACCTGCCAATCGCGCGATGGAAGGCCGCGACGAATTCGGCGCGTCTATCGCGCTGGGGTTCGACAAGCCCTGCCCGTTCCTGAAAGAGCACCAGTGCAGCATTTACGACGTGCGCCCGCTCGCGTGCCGCTCGCATTTCAATATGGATATCGACGCCGAACTGTGCCGCGTGGATTTGGGCAATAACCGCGTGCCGCTGTACAAGACAACCGACCTCGACGTAATCGGGGTCTATGCCGCAGGCGGCCCGCATAAAATGGTGGTCGCCGACATACGCGAGTTTTTCCCGCCGCAGGCGTAGGCAGTGCGCCTGCTACGGGTCACGGCCCGGCACTTTGTCGCGGGCGCCGTCTGGGAATTGACCCCCGACGGCTGGCGCTGTACCCGCGCCGCGCCTATTATCGGATGGATGGAAAAATGCAGCGCCCGCACCGCACGGGACCGCCTGCAACTGATGCGGTATCAATACGAGTGGTTAGACGTGCCTGATTGACCCCTGGGGGCACGCATGCGCCGCGACCACGTTTTACCTGATGACCTCGCCGACGGCGACCTGCATGCGCTCTGCCTGCGCTGGGCCGACTGGCACCGCGAACACGGCCTGATAGGCCCGCCAATCCCGAAAAACATTCTGGCCCGCATGCAGCCCGGCAAGGTACGGCTCGCGCCGCGCGTGGGGCTCTCGCCGACGCTTTCCCTGCTCAATACCGCGATTAACGCGCAGGACGACAGCGCGGCCAAAATCGCCTTCCTGATTTTCTACCTGTACCCGGCGCGCAGCGTGAAAGAGGCCGCAGCGGCGCAGGCAATCAGCCGGGACGGCTTCTATCGGCGCGTGCGCCGGTTCCGCCGCCGCGCCTACACCGCCGCACTCAACCTCGACCGCTCGACCGCGACCGCCCGCATATTGCGGCAGAACGCTATCACAGTGATAGCAGACAGCTAGCAGACAAATAGCAGAGTGTAGACACTTTGTGTCTGAATTTAGTGCTGGCGGCCTGTCTACAAAAACGCCTATTATCGGCCTCAATTCGATAGTGTCTCGCTTCTGCGCTCTCGGATTGGAGTCAGTCAGTTACCTCTCGTTTTAGGCTATCCGGCCCGCCCGCGCTCTCACGCTGGCGGGTTTTTTTTTGGGAGTGCCCGACATGCCCAGCACCTCACAGGCCAGCAGTCAGGCCGCCCCACAGGCCACAGCACCCGACCAGCACGACACCGAGGGCGACTACATGGCCGAAGAAAAAGCCCGCTACGCGGCAGGCGCAGCACCGCAGAACCCGCCCCTTTACCCCGTCAGCGCCGCCGACACCCGCGCGCACGCCTGGCATTCCGCCGTGCTGGCCTCGCGCGTGGCGCCCACGTTGCCGAAAATCCAGCCTAACCCGTTCGTCAGGCAGGCCGCGCAGCGCCAGGGCGAAGCCGTCGGCGACGCGGCAGCGGTTGACCCCATAACCGCCCTGAAAAACTACCCGCAGGGGGTCAACGCCGAATACCTCGCGCCCATGACCCAGGTCATTAATGACGCGGCAGCAGCGGGCGACATGGGGCCGATTGAAGACTATGCCATGCGGATCAACCCCGAAATCGGCGTGGGGCTTTACGAGCGCGCCGTAGCGGCACAGGGCGAAGTGACGCCGGTTCTGACCTCGATCACCGCGACCACGGCCAGCGACGACCAGGCGCCCGCCGACGGCACGACGGCCAATGTCGTGCGGTTCCAGGCCCTCGACCAGCGCGGGCAGAACATGGCCGCGACGCTCGCCGTGACCAGTGACAGCACGACGGCCACGCTCGACCCGACGGACGGCACGACGGCCACCGATGCCCCGCTCACTGTCAACGTGACCGACACGGTAGCGGAAACCGTCACGGTAACGGCCACCAGCGGGGGCAAAACCGGCACCGTCAGCACGACCTTTGCCGAAGTCGCGCCCGAAGTTGCGCAGGACGGCCAGGGCGACCAGGGACAGTCGTCATGAGCGGCAGCGACGCCAGCAGCGGCACGTCGGGCGCCGGTCTGCAAAGCCTGCTGTCGAAATTCTCGAACAGCCCCGCAGGCGCGGGCGCCTCGCAGTTTTCCGCCGACGGCTCGACCCCCTCGCAGTTCACCATGCCGGGCGGCCAGATTCCGCAGTATCAGGGCGCCGCCGCCCCGGCTGGCGTGATGGGCGTGCAGGCAGGCATGCAGGACGCGCAGAACTGGACCCAGGCCGTACAGCAGGCGGGCGGCCTGAGTGCGGCCAACCTGGGGCAGATGGCGCAGACACTCGGCGGCGCCGCTGGCGGCCTGCAAATGCCCCAGCAGCAGCAGGAACAGGCCCGCGCCCCGGCTGGCGCACGCGGGGGCAGCGGCCAGGCCGTGAATTTCGTGCCGCAACAGGTCGCCATGGGCATGCCCGGCGCCCCGGCACAGGGCACGACCAACCTGGGCGCCAGCGCGGCGGGCGGCACCAACGCGCAGAGCATACAGAGCCTGCTGGCCCTGCTACAGAACGCTAACAAGGGCTTTACCGGATAGGACTAAAGCCCTACGCGATACCCGTGTAACCCGGATTCGTGCGGAGTTTTTCACCATGGCAAACCGTAATTACGAGCGCCTGCGTTTTGAACAGGTTTTCGAACGCCTGCGCACCGGCCAGCAGACCTTTGACCCGGATTATGTCGTTTTCGCGCGCAAGCTCGCGTTACTCGGGCTCTCACGCAGCGAGATAGCGCGCAATCTCGGCACCGACCGCAGCATGTTTGAATCCTGGGTACTGGCTTACCCCGAATTCCGCCGCGCGCTCGACGAGGGCATGGTCATTGGTGACTATGCCGTGGTCGAGGGACTGCACAAGCGTTGCACCGGCTACACGGCGCGCGAGCGCAAGTTTGTAGGCGGCAACATGACCGAAGAACGGGAAGTGCATATACCCCCGGACTGGACCGCGTGCCGTTACTGGCTGGTCAACCGTCAGCCCGACTTGTGGAAAGCCGAAGGGCGCATAGAAGTGGGCGGCCCGTCGTATGGCGACCTGAACGCGCGCCCGGTCGAGTACCCGAAGAAAGACCCGGAAAAGGAACCGGCACAGGAACCGGCGAAGGATGCAGCGCCGACCGCCGCGCCCTAACGCCTGGGCCGACGACGACGACGGCGACAACGGGCTGGCGGTTGATTCGCCCGCCTGGTCGCCGACCCCCAAGCAGGCCGAATACCTCGCCGCGTCCGAATTCGAGGTTTTGTACGGCGGCGCCGCTGGCGGGGGCAAGACCGACGCGCTGGTGATTGACGCGCTGGGCTTGTGGCAGGACGCGGTTCTGCATAGCGACTACAAGGCAATCATTTTTCGCCCGACGTACCCCGAACTGCGCGAACTGGAAAGCCGCATGCGCGAGATTTACCCGCATGTCTACCCCGGCGCCGAATTCAATAAAACCGACCACGTATGGCGCTTTCCGTCGGGTGCAGAGATTTACACCAGCTACATGCAGACCGAAGACGACCGGTTTAGATGGCAGTCGTTTGAATTCCAGTTCATTGCATTCGAGGAACTGACGCAATGGCCGACCAATGTCCCCTATGTGTACATGTTTTCGCGCCTGCGCACGTCTAACCCAGACCTTAAATGCGTGGTGCGCGCGAACTGCAACCCAGGCGGGCGCGGCCATAAATGGGTGAAAGAACGCTGGGGCATTGGTAACGACGGCGGCCCGACCCTCTCGCGCCAGATTGTGACGCTGGGCAGTGGCGAACAGCGCGCAATCTCGCGCCGGTTCATTCCCGCATTGCTGAAAGACAATCCCTATCTGGGGGCCGATTATGAGGCGACGCTGTTACTGCTCGATGAAATGCAGCGCCGCGCGTTGCTGTCAGGACGCTGGGACGTGATAGAGATTCCGGGCGCGATTTACCGCCGCGAAATGGAAGCGGCGTTTTTTGAAAATCGCATTGGCCGCGTGCCGCATGAGCCAACGCTACCCGTGCATACCATCTGGGATTTGGGCGTAGGCGACGCGACGGCCATATGGTTCTGTCAGCTAGTGGGCACTGAGCGCCGCCTGATTGACTATTACGAAATGAACGGCGAGGGCTTGCCGCACTACGCGAAAGTGTTGACCGACCGCCGCTATAACTACGGCCAGCACTTCGCCCCGCACGATATCGCCGTGCGCGAGCTAGGCACCGGGCGTAGCCGCTTTGAAACCGCCGCAGGGCTGGGGATACATTTCCAGATTACGCCGAACCTGTCGTTAGAAGACGGCATACATGCGGCCCGTACGATTTTGCCGACGTGCTATTTCGACGCCGACAAGTGCGCGCGCGGGGTCGAGTGCCTGACGAATTACCGCTGGGAATTCAGCGAAAAATACGGCGTGTTTTCCTCGCACCCGGCACACGACGAGTTTAGCCATGGGTCGGACGCTTTCCGCTATTACGCGCTCGACGTGCCATTCATGAATAACAGCCTTAACGGCTGGGGCCAGGCTTTGAAGTACCCGAAACTGACAGTTGCATGAGGTGCAGCGATGAAACGGATTCTGGCGGGTTTGGTGTTGATGGCGCTGGCCTCACTCTGTCACGCGTGGGGCACGGTCGGCATAGTGGGCAACACCGACGGCGGGGCGATACACCTCACCGACCGCCGATGCAACGATAACAGTTCGGGATATGGCTACGCGTACGCCACCGGCAACGGCGCCGACGTTGACGGTTGCTGGACGATCAACAGCGACGGCGACGTGTCGGCGCACTGGTTCCCCGCTGGCGCCGACGACTACTGGCGCACCTATGAGCGCGCGCATTTTCGCGTGACTGACTACGGGCGCGCGAACGGCTGGGATTGATGAACCGCGCGTTTCATATCCGCATGGCCCGCGTCTATCTGGGCGAAGCCTCGCGCCGACGCAGACAGCCCGCGTTTCATGCCGTGTTATTGCGCTGGGCCGCGAACCGCCGCCGCAAGGCAGCAGAGCGGCCCGCACAGGGGGAACTGTTTTGACCAATGCCGACCCGTACAACCGCAAGCCCGACCAGACCGAACCCATGTTCAAACTGATGCATGCGGCGGCAGACAGTTGCATGTCGCCCGACCAGCGCAAGCATTTTGACGCGATGGGCGATAACGACCGCGACGTATACGCGCGCCTGTTCCGCTCGATCATGAAACAGGCCAACCTTTCCATGGGCTGGAAACCGTAATGGCGACGATTGCACCCGGCGACAGCGACGCCGAAGACGTGAATATTACGCACGAAGTCTTTGACGAGCCGCGCACGTCCGACGCAATGGACGACGTAGAGGTGAGACAGATCACCGATAGATATATTCAGGAAAGCGCAACATTCTGTTATGACCAGCTAGGCGACGAACGTAACCGCGCCATGGTCTATTACCTGGGGCTACCCGAAGACGATTTAGCCCCGCCTGCGGTTCCCGACCGTAGCGCCGTCGTCTCGACCGACGTTAGCGACACTATCGAATGGATGCTACCCGCGTTAATCTCGATTTTCACGGCGGGGCCGTCAGTGGTCGAATTCGTGCCGCGAAAGGAGGGCGACGAAGACCAGGCCGAACAGGCCACGGAATATCTGAACTATGTTTTTTACCAGCAGAATCCCGGCTGGCAGGAACTCTACACCTGGTTTAAAGACGCCCTGATACAGAAAGTGGGCGTCATGAAAGTCTGGTGGGACAGCGCGCCCGAAGTCGTCACAGAATCCTATCGGGGTCTGACAGAGGAACAGTTTACGGACCTGCTGGAAGACGACACGATAGAGCCGACAGAGCACACGGCGTATCCCGATCCCGCCGCGCTGCATGCGGCCAATGCGGCCTATATGCTCGCCTCGCAGCAGTACGCAGAACAGCAGTCAATGATTAAAACGCTGGTCGGCACGGGCTGGCCAGAACAGATGGCCAACGCCGCGGCGTCGGCGACCATGCAGGCCAAACAGTCGCCGCAGATGACCGGCGCCGACATGCAGCCGCCACCGCCCCCCGTGCAGAAGCCGCCCGCACCGCCGCCGCCGCCACCACCGCCGCAGGCAGGCCCGCCACCGGGCGCAGGGGGGCCGCCTGGGGGGATGCCGCCACCGGGTGCAGGCGCCGCGCCTGGCGGCCCGCAGGGTGCGCCACAGGGTGGGCCGCCGCAGCCGCCCGCAGCGCCGCCGCAGCCGCCCCTGCTGAAAGCACCGAAGAAACCCAACCCGGCGCAGTTGCCGCAGTTGCACGACCTCAAATGCAGGCGCACCAAGGCAGGCGGGCGCGTGAAAATCTGCGCCGTACCGGGCGAAGAATTTTTAATCCACCCGGATTGCGGCACCACGCGCGACGGTTTCACCGCGCACCGCGTCAGGCGTAACGTGAGCTACATTACCCAGCACTGGCCCGACGTTGACCCCGCCGACGTGACGAGCGACCTGGCCATACCCGAAGGGGGCAGCGGCACCAGCGCGACCAATACCGACGCCCGCTATGCGCTACAGAACAGCATGGGGCCGCAGTCGTTTGACGACAACACGGGCAAGGGTGACGACAGCCTGCGCGAAGTCTGGCTGACCGAATGCTATTTGCAGCTTGACGTAGACGGCGACGGCGTAGCGGAGTGGCGCAAGATCACGCGCGGCGGCGATATTGTGCTCGACAATGAACCGATCGACGGCCCGCCCTGGGCGACTATCTGCCCGTGCCCGATCCCGCATGTATTTTTCGGGCGCAGCGAGGCCGACCTGGCCATGCCTGCGATGCGCATGAAGACGCATTTACTGCGCAATGCACTGGACAACGTGTCATTCCAGACCAACGCGCGCACGTTCGCCGTCGATAACATGGTCAACCTTGACGACCTGCTGACCAACCGGCCAGGCGGCGTCGTTCGCATGAAACAGGCAGGCATGGCGGGGCCGCTCTCGACCAGTGGGGCCGATCCCGCCGCCGCGTTTCAATTGTTGCAGTATGCCGACGAGCAGAAACAGGACGCCACAGGGGTGACGAAGTACACCCAGGGCAGCGACGCCGACACGCTCAACAAGACCGCCGCAGGGTTGCATAACATAACCCAGCGCGCCGACATGCGCGTTGAACTGGTGGCACGGATTTTCGCCGAAACCGGCGTTAAAGACCTGTTCTGGTTAATGCTGAAACTGTGCGCGCAGTATCAGGACAAGCCCGCTGTCGTGCGCCTCACGGGAAAATGGGTCAACGTTGACCCGCGCGAGTGGTTTAACCGCTTTGACATGCAGGTCAATGTCGGGCTCGGCACGGGCAATAAGGATACGGCGGTTGCCCACCTGACGCAGATTCAGCAGCTACAGGTGCAAGCCATGCAGGGGGGCTATTGCACGCCCAAAAACATGTATAACAGCGCCGCGAAAATGTGCGGCGTGCTCGGCTTCAAAGACCCGGATACGTTCTTTACCGACCCCGAACGCATGCCACCGCCCCCGCCCCCGCCGCAAGACCCGACCATAGCGGCCACCCAGGCGCAGACGCAGGCGGCCATGCAGATTGAAGGGGCAAAGAACCAGACCGAACAGGCGAAGATTGTCACGCAGGCGAAAGTAGACACCGCCAAGCAGGACAAGGAAGACTCACGCCAGCGCGATCACGACGCGGCACAGTTCGCAATCCAGCGCGAGGAACTGCTGTTCAAATACGGCGTGCATCCTTTGTACGAGGGCATAACGTTCATATCGACGTTTGGCCAGAACGAACAGGCATTGAGCGGCGCCAGTGTGCAGAAGCCCGACATGACGCAGTTTAACGGCGTGCCCGGCGTGCCCGCAGGCGGGGCGATCCCGATGCAGCCGAACCCCGGCAACCCTGGCGGGGGCATACCGGGCGGCCCGCAGCCTGGCCTGCCCGGTATCGGGAGTAGTTAGCAATGGATGCCAACGACCGCGCCAAACGCGCCCATGAAGTCGAGCGCGCCGAACGGGCGCGCGCCGTGCTCGAAAATCCGCTGTTTGTCGAGGCATTCGAGGCAGTCGAAAAGGAGTTAATGACGCGATGGAAACAGGACGCAGGTCTAGAGCCGCCAGGACGGGAACGGGTCTTTCTGATGGTGACATTACTCGGGCAATTGCGGCAGGTACTGACGCAGCATATCCAGACGGGCGACATGGCCCGCCTGCAATTGCGCGAGCACAAAACGATGAAAGAGCGGCTTGGAATGCGTTCAATCGGGAGCTAGGCACACTTGAGGAAGGGCTACCCAATAACGTCTTTGTCACTGACGTATGGCACCGCAGCGCACCGCCTGGCGTGACGCTGCGCGTGACGGGCGGGCATGCCGCGCGCATTCATGAGGGCGCCCCCGCCGCGCGCCTGAGTAGCGGCGCAACCTATGTTTTCGACACCATAACGGCAAGTTTTAAAACCCCGTAGCACTCTGTTAGCAGACCAGCAGCACAATGTAACGGCCCGATACCCCCCGCACAGGGGGATTCGGGCTTTTTTATTGGAGCGTGACGACATGGGACAGGACAACGCCAACCCCAAAGACGGGGCGCAGAACCTGGGCGAACTCGGCGACGCGTTCGGCAGCGTGGAAACGAAGCCGACCACGAAGGAAAGCCGCAAGGCAGGCCAGCAGCAGGCACCGGCAGAACGCGGCACCAATGGCCGCTACCAGGCACGGCAGGCCGCCAGCGGCGACGACGGCGACGACGACGGGCACCAGCCCGGCGACGACGAAGACGACGACGACGGGCACGCGAAACCCGGCAAACAGAAGCCGGAACCCAAAGACGACGACGACGACGACGGCGGCGACCAGGGCGACGCAGGCGAAGGCGACCAGGGCGACGACGGCGAGGAAGGCGAGGGCGAGGAAGGCGACGACGAAGGCGGCGAGCAGAAGACCACGCTTAAGGTCAACGGCAAGACCCATACGCTCACGCATGCCGAACTGCTCGAAGCCGCCAGCAAGGGTATCAGTTCGCATGAGCGCTGGCAGAAGGCCGCCAACACGCAGAAGCAGGCCGACGACCTGATAGGCGCCGTCAACCAGCAGCGCGCGCAGTTAAACCAGATGTTGCAGAACGTGCAGACGCACATACGCGCGATCATTTCGAGTGAATCACCGGACCTCGACGCACTCGCGCAGACCGACCCCGCCGCATGGGTTCGACAAAAACACCTGATGGAAACACGGCAACAGCACCTGCGCGACGCAGAGGCGGCCAGCGCCTACCTCGCCAGCCAACAGGCACAGTTGCAGCATATCCAGAAAGGCCAGTTTCTCGAACTTCAGAAGGAAAGCGTACTAGACGCGATCCCAGCATGGCGCGACCCGGAAAAGGCCAAGGCAGCAGTCAGCCGGATTAATACCCTGCTTTCCGACGCAGGATTTAGCCCGCAGGAAATCGAGGAAATTGGCGACGCGCGGATTGTGCGCGTGTTGCACAAGGCCGCGATTGACGCCAGCAAGGCCCGCAAATACGACGACCTGAAAGGCAAGGCGAGCGCGGCAAACAAGCGCGTTCAGAACCTGCCCCCCGTTGTCGAAAAACCCGGCAACCGTCAGCCGCAGCAGAACGTCAAGGCCAAGCAGCGCGAACGCGCCGTCAAGGCATGGGAAGCAAAACCCAATCTCGACAATCTGGCGCGGCTTTTCTGAATTGGAGAAAGGAACATGCCCGCAAATGTTTATACGACCACGCAGGTAGTCGGAAACCGCGAGGATTTGATTGACAAGATTTTTCGCACCTCGCCGACCGACACGCCCTTTGTCAGCCGGATCGACCGCGTAGACGCCGACGCCGTATGGCATGAATGGCAGCGTGACACGCTGCGCGCGCCGAACCCGAACAACGCCGCGCCAGAAGGTGCAGATGCCACGTTTGCCAAGCAGGCGCCCACGCAACGCCTGGGCAACCGTTGCCAGATTTTCACCGATACCTTTTCAATCAGCGGCACGCAGAACGCCGTCAACCATGCAGGCGGCCCCGAAGTTAACCGCCTGAAAGCGAAAAAGGCGCTGGAAATCAAAAAGGATATCGAGGCGGCGGCAATCAGTAACGCCGTGCAGTCGATTGAAGACACCAACGGCAACCGCAAACTGCGCGGCGTCAATGGCTGGATTCAGACCAATAACAACATGGGCGCGGGTGGCGTTGCCCCAGACCCGGTTAATAATATTGCGCCGGTTGCAGGCACGAAACGCGACTTTACCGAAGACCTGTTCAAGGATGCTGTATTGCAGGCATACACGAACGGCGGCGACGTGCGTTTTGCGATCATGGCGCCGTATCTTAAACAGGTGGCGTCAGG